GGGATGAACACCCCAAGTTCCTGCCAGGGTTGCCCAAACTTGTGGAGGGCCGAGGGATTGCGAGATGGATGGCCAGCGCAGATGCCTCTGTGGTTGAAGTGCCTAAACTCGCAGATTATCGGACTCTTTGGACACCAGACAACCTGCCTCAAGTTATTGAGTTTTACGAACGGAAGGGAGGACACCCGAAGTTCGGGGAACTCCAAAGGTGGGCCAAAAAAAACTTCTTGAGAACTTACGCCCCGTCGTCCTTGCAGAAATTCTCAAAGCGGTCATATTTGTTGAGAGAGCCGTATCATATATCGAGGCATCTGATGATCAAGAAGCGGGAGAAATACCACGGCGACTACGAGCCGGACACCGTGGCTTTTTTTAGAAAAGGTTGGCGCTGGGACAGCCTTGACCGCTATTTTGTGAAGAACGCTTTTTATGTAGGCCTAAGATGGAACTAAGGAGAGCTAATCATGATATCAAAAATAAAGAACTGGTTGATCGGCAAAGTGATCGTGAAGAAAGTCCTGGGCAAATGGGTGAAACATGCCTCGGGTGCCCTGTCTGGTCTAATCCTGGGAGCGATGTCAGGGCCGTGGTTTGTGAGCCATGTGTCACCGATAATTGAAAACATCCCACAGCTCAAAGACCTCTTTACACCGACCAATCTTGAAGGGGCGTTAATTGTCGTTTTGACTGGTCTTTTCGGTGCGATTTTTAATTATGTTGAGCATCGGTTCATAAAGAAGTAATATCGGCCCCAATGAAAATAAAACCTGGGACTCCCTTTTACAAGGTCTCCAGATCAGCAGACAACCGTAAATGGGAGGATTACTTTTTGTTCTACCTTCGGGCCAACAACCTTCCCAGGCCGACACAACAATTCCAATTCGCTAAAGGCATCGGACGCAAATGGAAGTCGGACTTTGCATGGCCTGACAAAATGATCATCGTTGAGATCGAAGGTGGCATCTGGAGAAAAAACCAGTTCGGCCAATGGGCGGGAGCGCACAGCCACCCCATCAACATCCTTCGAGACATCGAAAAATACAACCATATGGCCATGCTCGGATATCGCCTATTCAGATTCTCCGACAGGGAGCTTCGGGACGGCTCGGCCTTCGAGATGCTAAAGCAAGCCCTCTTTTAAGGGGAGGGGTCGGTTCGGGCTTCCAGGTTCTCCGGCTCCTCCCTCTTTTTTTTACCGAACGGGAATACATGTCGATTTTTTTCGTTTTTTTCGACATATCTTCCCGAACGGGAATACAGAGGGCTTCCAGGTTCTCCGGCTCCTCCCTTTTTTCTTAAAACACCCACAGATTGCAAGCTACGGCCCATAGATTCAATTCTAAGCCCTCGAAAGGCCTCCGGAATACCATAGCACCCCAAAATCAAATCTAGCCCCATTTCTGGCCGTTTTACGGCATTTTACCCAGGCTAGGATAAAACCCAAAAATATTTTGCTTGCCATCCGCTTCAGACTTTTGAAAAATCACAACAGCTTTGGGGATGAGGGAAGAATGTTCAGATTTTAAGAACCTTCGGCAACCTCTGTATCCCCAAAATATAGACATTCTTTAGCCGGAGGTTCTTTTTTTTTCGTTCAACCGTTCTTTGTGTTTTTCAAAAAAACCGCTAAAGAGCCGATGAGAGAGGATGGCTACTCTACCACCCTGAAAGGCATATTCACCCCAGCCGACTCGCCTCTCGCCGGAATGATAAAACCGGAATATAAATCAGGCCATCTCATCCCAGGGAATCCGCTTCCCGACTGACATTTTAGAGGATGAAGGGATGACGGCCTTGTCATCATATTTTTGCCCACGGCCTTGGAAGGCCTAAAGGCTTTAAAAGAATAAAAGGCTTAAAGGCTTAGGAGATGCCTGAAGGGTGGCGTTTACGAAAAAAAGTTATCCACAGACTTATCCACAGGTTATCCACAGGTTATCCACAGAGTTATCCACAAGCTATAATCTAAGCCATGACCATTAAAGAGCTTCTATTCTTGACGCTTATTTTTGTTTTGATCTGGATGATAATGTTTTAAAATATCCGTCTTGTAGTAAACGGAGACAAATTCCCCAAAGAGATTGAGGCATAGTCCCGTTAAATAAATTAAAACCTGGAGGTTATATGAATGAAGTCACGTCACCGTCGCAAAGCCAACTCAAACCCACGGACCCAGTGTCATCCAACGCACTTGAAGTCCTCATCGAACAAGCCCGTCGCTACCCACGCAACATCCAACAATGCCTCACGAATGCGAACGAAGAACTCGAAATGGTTCCCGACCTTGCTGAACGTGCTTATTATTCAATCCCCTACAAAGAAGGGGGTTCGCGTCGCATGGTCGAGGGATTGTCTATCAGATCCGCAATGGCATTGGCTCGATGGTGGGGCAATATTGCAACAGACGGAAGAATTATTGGTGAAGATAAATCCAATTATTACGTCAAAGGATTCTGTATCGATTTGGAGACGAACATCCAAAACTCGACGGAGGTCAGGGTATCGAAATTCTACAAACCCAAAGGGTCGCAAGGGGTAGTTCCTTGGAACGCCGACATGATGCGGAACCAAGTTCTTTCTGGAATCAGCAAGGCCAGACGGAATGCTGTCTTGATGACGCTTCCCGAATGGGTCAAAGACGGCTACTTCCAGAAAGCCAAGGAGCTGGTCGTTAATCCCAAGGGTCGGGTTAAGCCAGTCGAATCCATCCAGAACCGAATCCTGAAAGGCAAGCAAGCCTTGATCGCCGAGTTCAACATCAAGCCGGAAGTCCTCGAAGAATATCTGCTGGAGTTCTTCGGCTCCATCGAGGATGACGCTTCCTATCTCGCCAACCTCCGTGGTTTATACAATGCCGTCAAGGAAGGGGCCGTATCCATAGACGACATCCGCAAGAAGAAACCCGTGGCGATGCCCAAGGAGAAATAACCATGAGAGAAAACCTGGAGGCCATCACCGAACAACGAAGCGACTTTATTTTTGAGCCGGAGACTCACAGCTATTATCTCGGCAAGACAAAGCTGGCTTCAACCACCCAAATCCTCAAAGCCGTCGGCATATACAAAGAATCAGGGTTCGCCACCGAATATGATCTTTGGGTCGGCTCCGCATCCCACAAGGCCATCGAACTCTATATCAAAGGGACGCTGGATGAGGACGACCTCGACAATCAACTAAGGCCCAGGCTCGAAGCGTATCGCAAATTCGAACGGGCCACTAACTTCCGGCCTTATCCAGAGCTGGTTGAAACCCCCCAATATTGCGAGCTGTGGGAATACGGATTCACGCCGGACATCGTTGGCGAGTTCTCCGACGGCTCCATTGGAATCGTGGATTGCAAATCAGGAAGCATCGACCCTGCCACCGCCATCCAGACCGCATCTTACGCCCACGGCCTCTCGACCATCGCAGGCTACACGCAGGACTTCCGTCGATTCGGCCTCAAGCTCGACAAGGAAGGACGGCCCAGCCTGGTGGAATTTACTGATGAAAAAGACCTGACAGTTTGGTTAAATGCCTTGTCTGTCTTTAACTGGATTAAAAAGAATAGGAGATTCAAATGATTAAAAACCTGGAAGAAAGACCCATCGAAAAAGCGTTCCAAGCCCAACACAAAGAACATACAAACCTTGCCCAGCTCGCCTATACCATCGCCAAAGAAATCAAAGACCAGCATTCCTACGAGCTTGCCGGAGAAGCCCTGCTCCGCATTAAAGAAAGGCGCAATCGTTGGCGGGACTTTATCGACCCGCTTGTCAAATCAGCCAAGGAAGCCCACAACCAAGCCGTCGCCAAACGCCGAGAGATAGACGAACCCCTCCGCAAAGCCGAAGAAGATATCCTCAAACCCGCCCTCTCCCGTTGGGATATGAAACAAACCGAGGAGAGAAAGAAAAAAGAACAGGAGATGAAAGATCAGGTCGGCTTTGATGTCATCCTCCCCGAACAAAAAAGAGTTGATGGCATCACCTACCGTGATCATTATGTCGCAGACATCACCGACAAGAAAGCCTTGATCAAAGCCATCGTCGAAGGCCGTGTCCCAGAAGAAGCCGTCATCCCCAATATGCCGTTAATAAACAACATGGCAAAAAGTTTTAAATCAGGCTTGAACTGGCCTGGTGTAAAAGTGTCGCATCAGAAAGTTGTCAATGTAAAACCAAATCCAAAATTAGAGGGGAGATAAACATGAGTCCAAGACGAGGCCAGCCAGCAGATATCCAAACAAAAGTAATCAAGGTTTTCGATGATCAGTCCGTAGAGTTTGACCGTGGTGGCGGTTCCGAACTTCGGGTCATCGCCTGGATTGTAAACGGGTCGGAGAAAGCCCCACAGCTCGAACGGCGGGAGTGGTGGATGACCGAGGACGGAACAAGACGGCCTGGTAAAGCCAAAGGATTAACCGTTCAGGATTTTGCGTTCGTCGTTAAAAACGCCAGAGAGATTGCTCAAGCGATGGGGATGCCAGCCAAGCTGATCGAGGAAGCCCTGGTCGGTAACACAGGCAACACAGAAGAAAAGACAGCACAGGCCGAAGCTCAAGCCGAAGCCGTGGAAGCGGATGGCTCGGAATGGTAGTAACTAAAAAGGCTGATGGGGTTTCGGTTTACTGCTCCTTTGATGAGATCGTCTCCACAGCCAGCCTCAAAGAAAATCCAAGGAATCCAAACACGCACAGCGAAAGCCAGATCAAGCTCCTCTCGAAGATTATCAAAGAGCAGGGCTGGAGAAACCCAATCGTCGTATCCAAAAGGTCAGGCTTTATAACAAAGGGCCACGCCAGACTTGCCTCTGCCAAGCTCCTCAAAGTCAAAGAAGTCCCGATTGATAAACAAGATTATCCGTCCGACCAGGCCGAGCTTGCCGATATGCTGGCCGACAACCGGATTGCGGAGCTGGCCGAGGTTAGGTTTGAAGATGTCGATGCTCTGATCAAAGAGCTGGACAAAGCCGGAACCGACTTAGACCTGACAGGCTACGATGAGGAAGCCATCCAATCTCTGCGGGATGCGTTCAAAGAAGGGATGCCGGATATTACCGATGCCGACAATGAGGCTCCCCCAGTAAGACCGGAAGCCAAGTCAAAGATTGGCGATCTCTATGTCCTGGGGAATCATCGTTTGCTCTGCGGAGATGCCACAAGCGATGGAGATGTAAAAAAATTGGTGAACGGCAAAGAGATTGACATGGTTTGTATCGACCCTCCATATGGGGTGGATTATTCGAACAAAAATGAAATGCTGAATAAATTTGATAAAGGGAATGGAATCCAAGAAAAAATTAAAAACGACAATATAAAAGATTATCGAAAATTCTTTTGTTCCTTTTTATCGATTATCCCGATGGCCGATTACAACACCGCATATATTTTTATGTCTAGTAAAGAACTGCATAGCTTAAGGATTGCCTTTGAAGATTCTGGATTTTTTTGGTCTGATTATTTGGTGTGGGTAAAAAACAATCATGTGTTGGGGAGAAAGGATTATAATTCAAAACATGAGTTTGTTATGTATGGCTGGAAGAATCACCACAAATTTTATGGGCCAAGCGGAACGACGATTTTAGAATTTAACAGACCCCTCAAATCAGAACTCCATCCAACAATGAAACCAATAGAACTTTTGGCGAAATTGATAACCGATGGAAGCCGTGAAAATTCTGTCGTTTACGATGGATTCGGTGGCTCCGGCTCAACCCTGATCGCCTGTGAAAAAACCAATCGGGCCTGCTATATGATGGAACTCGACCCCCATTACGTCGATGTCATCATAGAAAGATGGGAGAAATTGACGGGACAGAAGGCCCGAATTCAATAAAACCCTCTATAAATCGCATCGTTTTTGTAGTAGATATCCCTTGAAACATGGTTAATCATCTGGTAAGCTATATAGTGAAGGACGATAAATCATAGGAGGATTTAATCATGAAAAACCTGGAAGAAATAACCAAGCTCTCCAACCACCAGCAAGTCCGCATCAAGGGCTTCAAGCATACCAACAAGCTCGAAGTGTTCATCTACGAAAACGACCAATCCTTTATCCTCCGACATTCCACGGCCCTGGTCGGCGATTATGATGGGCGGGATAAAGAATTGTCCGAAGCTCGCAACGCTTACCTCAATGCTCCCTTAATCGAGGACGGCCAGAAAGTCCTCATCGACGGCAAGCTCTATTCCGTCCGAGTCATCGGCGAACAATATTCAGATGTCGCTTATCTGAATCCGGTTGAGGTGCAGAAATGACCTTCGATGAATTTATAAACCACCCAGCCATCAACGGTGTCCATGTCGGCGGTTGCGATCAGAGAACACCTGGTCGCATCCGTCGGTTCAGGGCTAAGGCTCATATCCACGAAAACGGCCACGCTTGCTTCATGTCGGCCAAGTGGCTCGACTGCTCGGAGCTGTTGATTCATGAGCTGGCCCACGCCATCACCGGACACGGCCACGATGATACATGGAGAAAGAAAGTCCTTGAGCTTGGCGGGACGCTTGATGAAGTCCCGAATATTCTCAAGAGCTTCTACAAAAAACCAAGAGAGGTGCGGTCATGAGAAATAAAAAACTAGACGGGTGGGTAGATAAAACGGAGGCCAAGTTCTTGATCAAAGCTCTTAAAGCCTATGCCAAAAGCAACAAGATCGCCCAGGAGGACATCGCCAGCCAGATCGGGGTTCGTCTTGGGACGGTCAATCGCTGGTTCAACGACAGGAACAGTAATCCCCTACCGCTTACACGCAAAGCCATTGAGGAGTTCTTAAATAAAAACCTGGAGGCCGAAAATGGCCAGTCTAAAAAAGATAATCGAAGCCTTGATGTATAGACCCACTAAGTTTGATCGCTGGTGCGACAGATACGAGGAGGAGATGATGGACTTCAGCCCACGATGCCCCGCCTGCAACCGCCTCTCTCCTTTCGGCTCCTACTGCGATCAATGCCAAGTCAGACAAAACGACCCAGAGGAGACAGACTAATGGATGCCCAAACACGATGGGAGAATCAACGGGATATCGACTGCGCCGAACACGGCCAGCCCCGTTGCCTCATGTTCCCCGATCACGACTGCGAGGAGTGCCACGCCTTCCATGTCGAGGAGGGCGAGTTCAATACGTTTTGCATTAAATGCGAAGATGAAAAAAATCAAAACCTGGAGGCCTAACCATGTTATTCAATCACCCCAAGATGTTCTGCTGTGGCTGTTACGAAGTCGTTCAACCCAAGCTCGTATCACCTGGCTCATTCGCCGTGGAGCTGGTTCTCTGGCTCCTGCTCATCGTCCCTGGCCTGATCTATTCCGTTTACAGGGCCACCGCCAAGCAGGACACCTGCCCCAACTGCGGAAGCCATGACTTCACAAAGCCGGATTCCAAACGGGCGCAGATGCTCTTGGCCCAGGTCGAGAAGGCCATGCCGGATTCCAATATCTTCAAGGCCCAGCCCATCGACATTAAGAAATCCGCTTGACTGCGGGAGAGGGGTCGTCGAACTCTCGGACTCGACGGCCTCTCTTTGATTCAGAAATTGAATGACACAGGAGAACAAAAAAATGCTAAAACGTTTACGGTGCTTATTTCTTAGCCATGCCTGGAAGCCCGTCGCTGATGGTAACGCCCATCTCCTCGCCTATCAAAAGGGCGACAGGAACATCATCGAGTTCTTCTCCGGCAAGCTCCTCATCTGTTCTAATTGTGAAAAAGAAAAATACATCGGCCCCAAAAGACCCTATGACCGCCTTACTGTTGAGAACCGCAACGGCTTATCTTGCATTGGCCGAACCCTCTATAAGCCACGGCCTTCAATTCGGGGCCTGCAAGTCCTGTGGCCTATACGGGAGTCACAAGAAAAACTGCCTGGTCAAAATACTTAAAGCGAGGTTAAGACAATGGAATCACTTAAAAAAACATCAAAAAAAGAACTGATCATCCTTGCCGTCTTGCTTTACCTTCTTGGCGTTCTCACCTCCCCCCTGTTAATAAGCAACGCTTCGGCCTTCGGAGAAAGAGATGGAGCCTGGACAGCCAGCGAGAAGCGACAGATCATCGGCCTGCTCCGAGATATCGAGATCAATACGAGTTACTGAAATGAATAAAAAAGAAGCCCTGGAGATATCAAACTATCCGCACAAATACCCGACAACAACCATAGCCGAGGCGACAGGGTATCTTGAGGGGATAGATAAGGCGAGAATCCTTGTTCGTTTTATAACAGATTGGGGTTCGTTGATAGGCGGTGAGTTTGAGGAAGATGCGATAAGACATTTGGAAGAATGGGAGAAGTTGAAATGAATGAAAAAGAGGCGATAGAGATACGAGAAGATTGTAAGAATAAGTATTCATGTGAAGTTGTTTGCGGAGCAAGAAAATACCTCGAGGCCATTAAGAAGGCAAGGGTGTTGGAGGAAGCTATAAAAAACACTCTGCACATAAAGCATCAAACCGACTGGAGCAAAACAATGCCGGGCAAAGAATTTTTCAGGGTTTTGAAGGAATCCCTTAAGAAATGGGAGGAGGTGAAATGAACGAAAAAGAGGGCACAGTTCGAGTATCTGATGATTGTTCATTCTTGAGACACAAGCATTATATTGACGAGGGTATTCTGCGAGATTTTTTTGCGGGGATGGCATTGTTTCGATTAGCTGGATTCCCAGGGGCAGACGAGATGAAGCGAACGATATCAAAAAAGGCTTACGAGTGGGCCGATGCGATGCTGGAGGCGAGGAAGGGATGAACGAGAAGGAAGCCAGAGAGATAGTGTCCAGCCATCTTAAAGAGGCAAAAGGAGATGGGTTTGACCATTGTGGGTGCGATGAATGTGACGGAGCATCGTGGTATCTCGAAGCCATAGAGAAGGCGAAGGTGTTGGAAGAAGCGATGATAAATTTATCAAACAGTTTTGACCCGAAGAGTTATATCGCTGAATACACGAAAGAGATGCTCGCCAAATGGGAGAAAGAGAAATGAACGAAAAAGAGGCGAGAAAGAAATGAAATTCCTTGAAACAATATTCGATTGGGCTATGACTGGACTCTATATTCTCTGCATGATACCAGTATTGGCCATAATGGGAGTCGCCATCCTGATTGAAAAAATCCTGTCTTTAAGGCTTTCTACGAGGCAAACAAATGACTAAACCCCGCTACCGAACCGTCACTATAATCGCTGGCAAAGCACCGCCAAAAGAAACAACCTATATGCCAGACAAGTCCAATTCCGTCCTTGTCTGCATCATTAACCGATCTGATAAACCCGTCGCCTTCTCCGTCACCGAAAGAGTTAAAATTCATTACAACAACAAAAAAAGAAAAGAATAATATGTCTCAGGTAAAAGATGAAAAAGATTTTATTTATAGGCAAGGATGGAATGATTGCATTAAATTTCAGAGGCAATTAGAAATTAAATATTTCGGTGACAGTGATCCCCGAAAAATGAATTCGGAAGAATTCTTTTCAAGATGGATTCCTATGTATGCCGAATTCAAAGAATCAAAAAAATGAAAAGAATCCCTGGAACAAAAAGATACGAACTCAACTGCCCCATCTGCAAAAAGGTTTTTGTCCGGCAACGTCATGAGCTTTTTGTCGGCCCAAAGAAAAAACGATTCTGCTCAAGTGAATGCAACTTGAAACATAATTCCATTGAAAATAAAAAGACCAATTTTTTTAAAAAAAGAAAAACACCAGAGCATAAACGAAAAAGAGTTTTTGCAACGAAAAATCAGAACGATATGTATGTCAACCATGTGTTGGAACAAATAGAATATTTGGAGAATTTAAATAAAGAGAGGATTGATTAAATGCCCATTGTCAAAATCGCCGTATCCGTCATGATCGACGAGACCCCAGTCTGGAATCTCGCCATGCCCACATCGCCCAAGGCCGTCACCCGCCTGGGCCTCGAAGAATACACCAAGGTCGTTAGATCAGCCGAAGCCGAACTCAAAAAACAAATTCAAAAAACACAGAAGAAAGAAGAAAAATGATAATAAAACGAAAAAAAACAGTTAGCGGTTCACAAAGTTATTATCCGATCTATTATCAAAAAAGAGCTTGGCAGAAGATGAAAAAAATAAAAGATCGCCCCTATGTTGCGTCTATGGGGAATGATTATCTTCGAGAATATATGCAAAGAGTAAGCGAAGCAATAAATGAACTGATGGCTCTTGAGAATGAATTAAGCAATATATGGGTCGATAGAATCGGAATAAAAAAAAAGAAATAAAAATCCATGAAGCCCCGAACCTTAAACCGAGAACCTGGACTAAAACATCGACAGCTCGTAAAGGCTGACACAGAAAAGGTCGAATTCATAAACGACCTTCTCCCAAACGACCCGAACGTCTGCAACGATCTTGACCGCATCCAATACGATAACGTCAATAAACGCTTTCTGTCTTTTGAATTCGAATGTGAATACAAGGCCGACCCCTGGCAAGGTGGCTCGGTGCTGGGTGGACCTGACCCATCCTTCCCACGCAGAACCTACGCCTATATGCTCAAGTGGTATCTGCTGACAGCCATCCCCAACGGCTCAATGTTCATGGTCTTATATCCACCCAGGGGCCGACGGCTCTCTGGCTTTGATCATGTTCTACTGGTAGAATTGCTCGAGATAAACTTTGAAAAGGTATTAAGGTCAAACAGTTGGGAGCTGACGGTAACAGAAATGTCCGATTGGTTTAAAGATTTGAACCGCCGTTGCATCAACGAACGCCAGCACTATATCGCTGGTAAGGTCGGGATATCGTTTACGGATAAATATATATTAAACCCTTACGAGGAACCGCCCAAGAAATCTAAGAAACCAAAGATTCAAAAACAAGGAGAGTCGAATGCCCATCAGCCGAAAAGCCATCAACCAGATCAAGCACATCATCGACAAGGACACCGAACAGGAAGTCGATCATCTAGTCACTCACTACAACGACCTGCGGGATTCGTTTCGGGAGTGGGTCACGTTCTGGATGCGCCAGGCCGAGAAAGCCTTAAACGAGAACGACCCGCAGAAGTGGAGAGAAATCCTGATTGTGATTCATGGCTCCATGATCGGGACGATCAAAGAAATGCAGAACCCCTGGAAGAATTACCTTTCTGACCCAGAGTTTTCTTTGTTAGACTCTAATCAAGACACAGAAAAAGAACCGTCAAATGTTCTATCAGATCAAGGTCAGCAAAACTATTAGGCAGGTCGTTCTGATTGAAGCCGACACAGAAGAATCTGCCCACAACAGGGCCAAAGACGGCCAAGGGACTGCCATCACATTCCCGTCTCAAGAAGTCTATACAGAAATCATCAAAGCCGATAAGTATAACCCAGACGATCACCAAGAAGATAAACCAGAGTTCCGTGACCTCACCGAATCCGCAGACCCCAATATCCAAAATGACTCCTGCTCCCGCCTTAACCCTCCCTTAGAAAATATCCAAAACTAAGATAAACAAAAAAATAAAAATCAAGAATTATCTTGTTTTTCTTTAACCAGCGAATTATTATATATCTATGCCCAATAACGCTGATAAGTCTACTCGTAAAAAAATAGTACACAGAAAAGAGGCTTACAAAGAGCCGTTCCTCGTCGAATACAAGAAACATGGAACGATTGGGCTGGCCTGTGAAAGAGTCCGAATTGACAGAAAGTCAGTCCAAAGATGGCGACACGAAGATCCGGAATTTGCCCAGAAGTTTATCGCCTGCGATCTGAACATCACAGAAACCCTGGAGAGAACCGCCCTCCGCAGAGCCTTGGAAGGCGACTCGAAAGATTCCGGAACGCTTCTTATCTTTCTCCTGAAAGCCAGACATCCAGAAAAATACAAAGACCGCTTCCAACATGAACTCGACCCCAAGCTCGTCGAAACACTTGTTACGCAATTCATCAACGCCATCAAGAAACACGCCCCAGATTATTGTCCCCATTGTAAGCATCACCTTAACCTCCCGATTAAGATCGCCAAAGAGCTTGAAAGCCTATCAGCGACATTGGCTAAAACGTGAGGTCAACAACACTTAACCTTCACCGAGTCAGAAACTCTTTTAATCCAAACGTCATCTCCTCCGGCATTTTCTCCCAAGTTGCCAATATGCTTCAAACACCGCAGGTAGACTTCCCGACTTTCTTAAGGCAGGCTTGGGACATCATCGAGCCAGCCAACCCTCTCATCGAGGCCTGGTACGTCGATCTCATCTGTGAACATCTCCAGAAAGTCACCGAGGGCGAAACCAAAAAGCTCCTGATCAACATTCCTCCCAGATCCGGCAAGTCCAACATCGTCACTGTCCTTTGGCCTGTCTGGTCTTGGACTCAAAAGCCACATCAGAGATTTATCTTTTGCTCCTACTCGGCCTCGCTTTCTGTGAAGCATTCGGTTGACCGCAGAAACATCATCGAGTCCGATTGGTTCAAAAAGAATTGGGGAAGTGTGGTTCGTCTGGCTGATGACCAAAACCAAAAGAACGAGTACCAGAACACCGCCCGTGGCCACATGATCACCACATCAGTTGGCGGTACGATCACAGGGAAGGGTGGGGATGTGGTGGTAGAGGATGACATGATGAATCCTCAAGAGGCAGAGTCCGAAGCGTCCAGATCGCATACCATCGGGATGCACAAAAACGTTCTCTCCTCTCGCTTGGACAATCCAAAGACCGGAGCCAGAGTCGTTGTGGAACAAAGAACCCATTACAAAGACCTCTCCGGCCATGTCCTTAAGCACGAACAGGGTTGGACTCATCTCAACCTGCCGATGATTGCAGAGGAGAAAACAAAAGTCATATTCCCGATCAGCAAAAGGGAATTTGAGAGACAGCCAGGTGATCTCCTCAATGCGGTCAGGATCGGTAAAAAAGAAGTCGAGGATATGAAGGTCAGCATGGGTACAAGAACCTTTGTCGCCCAATGTCAGCAAAACCCGACATCAGAGGCAGGCAATATCCTCAAGAGAAATTGGTGGCGATATTGGAGAACCGAGCAACCTGGCTATGACATCACAATCCAGTCTTGGGATATGTCCTTCAAAGAAACCAAGTCCGGCTCTTTTGTCGTCGGACAGGTTTGGAAGAAAAGAGGAACAAACTTTTATCTCATCGACCAATGGAGGCAGAGGGCTGACTTCGCCGAATGTATCCCTGCCATGCTTGGACTCTCCGGCAAATATCCAGAAACAACTGCTGTCCTGGTAGAAGATAAAGCCAACGGACCAGCGATCATTTCACAGCTTGAAAATAGAATCCCTGGCCTTATCCCCATCAAACCGCAGGGAGCCAAAATCTCAAGGGCGCAGGCCGTCGCCCCGTTCGTCGAAGCTGGCAACGTCCACCTTCCAGATCCCATGTTCTCAAACTGGGTCTATGATTTTGTCGAGGAGTGCGCTTCTTTCAAAGGGGCCACAGGCGAAACCAATGACCAAGTGGATGCCATGACCCAAGCCCTCTCTTGGCTCCAAGGACTCAATCAACCAATGGACAATTCCTCTGTCGATTGGATTACCACAGACGAATTTCAAACCGCCGGAGGATTCGAATGATTCAGACAATCAAGAAATATTTTGAGGCCAAACAAAAAGTCTTTGAAACGCAGATCCAAGAATCAGATTCCATCTCCAAAATGATCAAAGAGACCGCCGACATCGTCAGCGAAAGGCCGACAGATGGCGGTTGGACAAGAATGGATCAAGTCACAGATCGGGAGAAAGGCCACCTCCAAGGCAATCAACTTGAAATGCTCCGATCTGCGAGAAACGCCTATCGCTGGGACTCAATGGGACGGGCTTCGATTCAAACGATGGTCAACTACATCATGGGCAAAGGCATCGCCATCAGCCCCAAGTCAGACGACCCGATGGCATGGTGGGTTTGGCGGGAGTTCTGGTCTTGTGAGAGAAACAAGATGGAGCTTAAGCAATTCGAGATCGTGATGCGATTGTTCCGTGACGGTGAAGTTTTTATCCGCTTTTATGACAAAGACGATGAGGGCAAGGCCACAGGCAAAACGACAATCAGGCTGATCGACCCTCTCCTGGTTCGCAATCCGGCTGGAGATGGGAGGCAGGCTCCTTCTGGATTCAACGGCAAGACAACCAAGTCCGGCATCGAGCATGACTCCAACGATGTCGAAAAGGTCATCCGATACTGGGTGATGAGCAATTCCGATTCAAACGAATTTTATTCTGTCCCTGCCGAAGAAATGCTCCACTTAAAAATCTTTGCCGACTCCGATCAGAAGCGGGGCGAGACCTTTATTCAGCCTGTGATGAAAATGCTCAAGCAATACAATCTTTGGCTTGAAAACCGCATCCTCCTGAACAAGATGAGAACGGCGATTGTGATGATCAAGAAGGTCACAGGAACACCGAGCCAGGTTTCTTCGATGGCGAATACCGTCGCCAATGCGTCTAACGTTAGAGCCGGAGATACCAAGAAAGAACAGATCAGAGGCGGGTCTGTTGTTGTCGCCAATCCTGGGGTTGACTATCAGATGCAGTCGCCCAACATCAACGCCTCGGACGTTAAGGACGATGGCCGTGAGATGAAGCTCAACATCGCCGGAGGCCTGAACCTGCCAGAATATGTTTTTGGTGATGCCTCCAATGCCAACTATGCTTCAACCCTGGTAGCCGAAGCTCCATTTGTTAAGTCCATCGAGTATTGGCAGATTACATTGGAATACTGGTATAAACAGATTTACAAGAAGGTTATCGAATTCGCCGTCAACGGGAATATTCTTGAAGCTCCCGACGATAAAGAGTTTATGCGACGGCTCAAACGAATCAACGATCTCCAAGAGCAGGAGGACTCGGATGACGATTTGTCTCCAAAAGAGAAGGAACTAAAATCCTTAATGCCAGATGGCAAGATGGAGACCCCATCCGAGATATTTTTCGGATGTGATATTCAATGGCCGGAGATCGTCCACCGTGACACCAAGGCGTTCACCGAAGCGTTGCAGTTGGCGAGGACTTCCGGCTGGGTATCAGATCAGACAGCAAGCTCTGCTCTCGGATGGGACTTTTCAGAGGAAGTCAGGAAGCAAAAGACAATCGAGGACGAAGCCAAGAAGGTTGGTAATCCGCTTCTTGGAATTAAGTCTGACGAGGAGAAAGACGGCGACACCGATGACCGCATGGATAATGAGATCAACGATGTCATCAGCAACCTTACCGACGATGAAAGAAAAGAACTTCTCGCCAAGACAAACCCTCAAGAGATCGTGGATATGATGACGGCCAAGTCAGGGCAGAATAATGGAGGACAGCAAAATGGCGATAACCAAACTGGGGCAAGCCAGCCACAACGAACTCAATGATGTTCGGCAAAAGCATTTCGACTTAGACATTAGGCTAAGTGAGATTTTAGCGATGACCAATCTGGAGATAAAGCAGGCATTGATCGCCAGACTTCCAGGGATGATCGACGAAATCAAAGCGGAACTCATGGCTCGTGAATCTGATATCTGAAGCAACACAAACATTTAAGCCGACGAACCTTAACAGGGCGAGAGACCTCGATTACAAATGGACTCCCGCCTTGGGTCGTGTTATTGCAAGGTATCCGACAGTCACGAAAAGCAAATTCTTTTCTGCTGTATCTGACTTGGCCCAGAAGGGCGAGATCGAGAAGGCCATGCTGGTCGCAAAGGCCACAGAGGACACGCCACAAAAGAAGTTCCGGTCAGACCTGGCCAGACGCAATCGTGTCGAACGCCTCCGGTGGTTTAACATGATTAAAGAGGGCGAGAAGAATATCAAAGACCTTTTCACCGCCCTTGGAATTCGCATCGGTGATTACATCGAGAAGCATGGCGATAATCCGAACGCTATTCCCAGAGTGACAAACAAGATATCCGATGAGATGAAAGAATTTAGACGGGAGTTATCAAAGATTGTGAATGGCACAATCAGAAGAACGCCCAAGCTGGCCTTGAAGATCAAAGGGGATGCGGTTAAGCCCATCATGAAGAAAGGATTGAAGGAAGCCGTCGAAGAAACCGGAACGGCGATCTCTGTGGGCGGGACGGCTGTCACCATAGCGACCAAGGGCAAGGAGCTTTTGGATAAGTTCAAGCCTGGGTTTAAGCTGATCGTCAAGAAAAGATTGGCGACCAGGCGGGTGGCTCCAAAGGTCAGCTCTTTAAAATGGCAGAGGGCGCAAAAGAGAGTTTTAAAGAATGTCCTTAAAAAGAACATCACAGGCCAAACACCAACAAGGCGCATTTGGGATTTGGCTCAAGGGATGGAGCAGATCATGAGGCGAGAAGTTGCTTCTGGAATCATGAAGGGAACATCGGCCCAACGCCTCGCCAAGCAGATCAAGAAATACACCAGCCCAGCAAAAATTAAAACTCAATTCGATGCAGGAATGGGCCAAGGGGTTTATAAAACACCTTTTAAAAACGCCGTTAGGATTGCCAGAACAGAAGCCAACCGAGCTTACTCAAAGGCCTCTGCCGAGTTCGCCAAGACGAAGCCTTGGGTGACAGGGATTCAGATAAACGTATCGGCTGGGGCGACTGACCATTGTGATTACTGTATCGCCATGAACGGGACGACTTATACCGTCCAAGAGTTTGAGGAGTTGGTGGATTCTGGGGCGTTCCCGTTCCATCCTCAATGTATGTGCTATGAGACGGAGATCATTGACGACGAATATCTGGATAAAGAGGAGGTTGCTTAAGTGAAAAGGAATTCATATCGCAAGTTCGAATTTGAGTCCGGCTTAGAAGAATCAGTCGGGCCAGCCACAATCCAAGAGGATAGTGGAGTTGTTGGAGGGGTGGTTTTGTTGACGGGAGAGAAAGTCTCTCGGAACAAAACATTCTATACAAAGAAAGCTCTCAACGAGGCCGTGTCCCGCTATGAGGGAGCCAAAATGTACATCGACCACCCCAAACCAAATGAGGGGAGCAATAGAAGCGTCCGAGACCTGGGCGGTGTTTACAAAAACGTCCGTATCGAGGAAGGGAAGTTTCTAAAGGCCGACCTTCATTTGTTGCCGAACCCCGATGTCCGAAACCTGGTCATCCCGATTGCGGAGTCCAAACCCACTGGGGTTGGCCTGTCGATCAGAGATCGTGGTAAGGGTAGGGATGAGAACGGTGTATTCCTGGTTGAGGGCTTTGCCCCTAAAGGGCCATTCTCGATTGATCTCGTCACAGAGGCATCCGTGAATGAGACATTGTACGAATCAGAAAAAGGAGGAGACGATGAAATGAAAGTTGAAGAACTGAAATTACAAGACCTCCAAGACGGGAATCCCTCGTTGCTTGAGTCCATTCGGGCTGAAGAAAGGGCGAACGTTTTGAAGGAATACGAAGAAAAAATAAAGAAGGGAGAGACCGCAGACAAGGTGATTCTTGAAGCCAAGAAAACCGCTTTGCTGGTTTCTGCCAAGTTTGAGAAGAACGTCGAGGAAGCGGTGAAGAAGTTGATCATGGCTGACTCGGTGTCTTTCGAACAGGCTGAAGGAATCATCAAGACCCAAGCTGAATTGATTGAGTCTTTGAAACCTGCACCTGTTGACCCGAAAGTCAAAAACGCTGGAGGGGTGAAAGAACAAAATCTGGATGAAGAACATGAACCGACCGATGAAGAAATCATTGAGTCGATCATGAACGCCTAAAAAGGAGGATTAAGAAAATGGCAGACAAATTCGTTAAACGTGCAGGCTATGAGTTAAATCGGGCCTACCCTGTTGGCTCCGGCGTTCTCATTGAGGTTGGAGACCTTCTCAAATTATCCGGAGGCAAAGTCACACCAATGACTGCGGCTTCCGATAATCTTACATTCATCGGCAAGGCTGTCGAACGGCATGAATCAACTGCTGGCTCCGGTGAGATTACGATTGCTCTCGCAAATGCGAACACCATTTACGAGTACGATCTGGATTCAGCGACGGATGTTGCTGTTGATGCGAACTTGGCTTTTAATGACAAGCAATCGCTGACCGCATCCGACACAGACCCCATCGCTAAAGCTATTGAATCCAAACTGCAAGCCACTTCCATCCGTTGCGTATTAAAACTACCTGCGGGAATGGTCGGGGATGCAAGCTAACATTATCTCTAAGGAGGATTAAAAAATGTCCAGAGAATTAGTAAACCTCGTCGAGGCATACGAGAAAAAACACAGCAACCCGAAAGTTGCTCATGCCGAGATTGCCAAAAAGGTCAAAGGCCTTGTGGAGTCTCAAAAGTTAAACATAAACCGCATCTCCTTTAAGGGATTGTGGGAGCAGTTGGTTGAAAAACGGGACTTGGAAGAAAATCTTACCTCGTCTGCGTTCCCAACCATCGCTGGAGAAATCATCTCGCAGGTTATCATTGACGCTTATAAGGCGTTCCCGAAAGCCGGAGATAACTTGGTTCGAACTGTCCCTTCCAGAGTGAAGGAATCCAAAGTCGCTGGCTGGAAGGCTATCGGTGAAATCAAGCGGGTCTATGAACGGGAACCCTATTCCCAAGTCACCCCGCCTGACGAAAAGTATGTTCGTATCCAAAATAAAAAGTACGGCGGTATGCTCGACCTGACCAAAGAAAGCATTTTCTTTGACCAGACCGGAGAGCTGATGGACAGAGCCAGGATGCTCGGCGAGGAAGGTGCAAGGTATCGGGAAGAATTGATCATGAACACCGTGGTCGATTCCGCTTCGACATCCTATGACCTTGGCGAGCTGTATGCGTCCGGCAACTCCAACCTTAAGACTTCCAACTCGCTTGGAACGACTGGGTGGGAGAACGTCCATGTCGCCCTTCTCGAAAAGAAAGACGAGGAGGACAAACCGATCTGGGTGATGGGAGACCGACCTGTTCTTTTGATTCCTGCTAACTTGTGGCCGACGGCTGAAAAGCTGATGCGCAACGAGTACGGGAGCCTGGGAACGGCGAACCTCGACATCAACCTTGCTCGAAATATGTTCGACATCGTGATCAACCCTTACCTCGCTTCCGGTTCAACGACCTGGTGGTACGGTGGGTTCAAACGGCAGTTCCGATGGGAAGAAATCTGGCCCCTCGAAACCTTCAGCCGTGTCGGACAGGATACCGAGGAAGGATTCAACCGAGACATCATCCAACAGTTCAAAGTCAGCTTCTACGGAGGCTGTGGTGCTGTGGATACTCGGTACGTTTACGAGTGTCAGGCTTAAGGAGGTAATACAATGAAGAAAGCAAATATCTTAGCCGGAATTTTCGGTGTGATTGCATTCTTCGGCCTTGCCTTCGGAGCTTACACCACATTCACCGATCTGAAAACGACTGGTGACTTGTTGGTTGGTGATGATGCCTCTATTACGGGCGACATCACTGTTGGTGGAGAAACCACCCTGGCGAATGTTAGCGGTGCAGTTGGGACGTTTACGTCGTATTCGACCCAGCCGTATCTCATTCTATCGTCAACGTATAGCTTAACGACGACAACTCCAACAGCGTTGGGACAGTTAGCCCTCGATGGAAGCTACGATCTTTATGTGGCTTCTGGGACTGACAACCCGACTCAATGGATTAAGGTCGGAGGACAATAATTCGGATTATCCCTGGCCTGTGAGTTCCGAGGCTTTATGCTTTGGGCTTGCAGGCTGGGGAATATCCAGAGGAGACTTAAATGGCGAATACACTTGTAAACAAAGAAATTGTTAAGGCCCAACCGAGATCTGTCTATATGCTGACCGGCTCGATTGATACGGCAGAAACCGGAGTCACGAAGATTGATATATCTGGACTCCCAGGAACCCCAACACGAATTAAAATTTGCTGGATCAAATGGTCAACGGAAGGATTGAACGCTTTGTTGGCTTTTGATCGGGCGGTTGATGCCAATGCTTGTGTCCTGACTGGATCTGGCAAGTTGGTTGATCCGATTGAGGATGTGGGAACGGGAGCCGGAACGGGCGACCTGAAACTTACGACCCTGGATTTGGCAAGCGCAGGGAACCGTGGATATTCGATCTTAGTTTGCGTTGAGGGAATCCCAGCATGACCGATGTAGAGATTTGGGCCTTACAACAGTTCTCGGCGACGGGTTCTGATGTGAGGATGGCCTATACCACCGTCGGGACAGACACCAAATTGCAATACATTGGAGTCTGCCCTTCGATTGATGCCCCGACTTCAGGGGCACACTGGTATATGGGGAAGCTCTACTATAACGGCGACGGATGTATGACTCGATTCGTAAAGTTCTCGACGCAAAAAATCTGGGATGACAGGGGAACACTATTCCCCGCTTAAGGAGATTTAATGGGATGCAACTTTTCACCAATATTAAATCCTTTTACCGGACGGCTCCAGCTCATTGGAACTGTCTCATCAAGTGGTAGCACCGTGGCGACTCCGGCCTCCATCTTGGCTAAGGCTGTTGCCTCAAGCGTTGCCTCAAATGTTAAGACAACCGTTGTAACTTATACGGCCTCTGCTGACACCTATATCACGGAGCTGATCGGCTCTGGTATGGAATACGGCAAATGGTTTGTTGTGGTTGATTCGGTTGACCAAGCTGTCCGGCGTGGCGGGTCTGACAGAGATGTGGTTTGGACGTTTGTTAATCCGCTTAAAATTAATTCTGGTTCTGTGATCGATTTAAAGGTTGAACATTTTGTCTCTGGACAAACGCCTGACTTTGAAGGAACCATCATGGGGTATGAATAATGGGAACAATGCCTGAATGGGGGGACTATAATGGCTGACCTTCCAATTCCAAGAAACTTTATCGCACAGCCCACAAAAGAGATAAACGAGATGTGGCTCAACGTTCAGATACAAGAAAAGAAATCCATGATCTCAAGAAAAAGACAGGATATTGAAGATTTAAAAAAAGGACGCATACTGGACTTGGAAGCTCAAATCAAACTGCATGAGCTTGAAGTCAAAAAACTGGAGGCAGACTTAATTAAATCTCGGGCGATCAACGCTTGAGAACTTAGGAGGACTCAAAAATGGCTGACGGACACTTCCCAACCCTCGTATCGGCTACCAGAGACGCCAACGCGTCCAGTAATCCCATATACATACAAATAACAGACGGAACAACCACCGTATCGGTTGACGCGGGTACAAACGCCCTACTCATTAAGGGCGTCGCGAACGACGGCGTCGATATCGGCGACGTTGACGTAACGAGCGTCGTCCCTGGAACCGGGGCCACCAATCTCGGTAAAGCAGAGGACGCTGTTCATGCTTCTGGAGATGTCGGTGTTGAAATGCTGGCGGTGCGAAACGACACCTTGGCGAGCCTTGTATCGGCAGACGGCGACTATGCTCCACTTCAGGTAAACGCTGAAGGGGCATTATATGTTGCTCTCTCCGGTTCATCGTTCCCATCCAAGACAGACGATTCTGCTTTCACGATTGGAACAGACGCTGTTTCTCCATCGGGCTATTTGGCCGACGAGACAACGCCGGATTCCGTGGATGAAGGTGATGTCGGTTTGGCTCGGATGACTCTTGATCGTAAGCAGTTAATAGTTCTTACAGATGCAACGACTGACGCAAACCGACTTGGAATTGATGCAAGCGGTAACGCCCAAGCCATCCTTGCATCTAACTCTGGGGTTGATATCGGCGATGTCGATGTGATCAGTGTTATTCCTGGGGTTGGTGCGACCAATCTCGGCAAAGCGATTGACACAGCCGTCGGAGCAACGGACACAGTTGTTGGAGCCGGAGTTCAACGTGATGATGCGTTGACAACTCTGACACCTGCCGACGGAGACTGGACGGTTATTCGAGTTGACTCGACTGGTGCGACATGGACGCATGACACCGTTCTCGAGGCCAACTCCGAAGCCAGCCCCTTGTATGTCCAGGTTGTTTCTTCTGGTGTCTCTGGAACCGAGGTTCACGACTATGATACCCAGGCATCCCTGGCTTCTGATACCGCCGATAACCACGACTACACGGTCACAGGAACGACCTTCCTGCTGAAATCGGTGATCTTCGCGAGCTCCGGTGGAATGAAGGTGGAGATCCAGACCGGCCCGGTGGCCTCTTTGGCGACCGACGCCGTGGGCTTCCTGCCCAAAGAAGGTGGGTTTGGTCAGTTGTTCTTTGACCCGCCCATTGAGGTTCCGGCCACATCGACTGGAACCGTCCGAGTCATTCGGACGAATAGGCAGGGCGCAAGCCAAGACGTATACAGCACTATTGTCGGTAACGATGTAGCTTAATTCTTAGGGAGGGGTGGGGTTCACTCGGGCCTCATCCCTCCCTTACTTAAAAAAGGAGATATCAATGGCTGACTTAAACAAAGAGGGCACAGCCCCAGCAAACCCCGTTAAGGAGAACGACTCCAAAGAGGGTAAGACCAAATCAGTTAAAGAGAAAAAAGTTCAGGAGGAGCTTAAGGACACATCGGATATGTTCAAGCTGATTCCTTCTCAATCTGGGAATGAGATGGTGGCAATCATTAAGATATTGGCAACCATGAACAAGAATCTTTCATTCCTGGCGAATACGATTTATTTACATCTGAATCCAGAGGTAAAAGATGGCCGATCTACCAAACAAGGATAAGGGCGAATTCACCGTCGTTGATCCGGACAACAACGACTATGAGATGCACGTCGATCAGTACGGGTCGGCGTATTTGTTATTGAGAGATGACGCCGGGGCTGTTCTGAAGGGCCAGAAAGTTATGGCCTCTTCGGTCCCAGTTGTTATCGCAAGCAACCAATCTATCCTTGACGTTCAAACAAGAGCGGAAGCGGCGGGGGCAAACGACCGTCTTTTTGTTTACAACTCAGAAATCACTCTCGGTTCATCGGAAGAACCTCTCGCGCTAATAACCAATCCGGTCGGGAGCGGATATAAACTTCTCTTCCAAGATCTCCAGTTCTCCTGCGTTGATGTCGGGAACGGTGAATCGACATTAAGGATTTATAAATCGCCAACGATAACATCTAACGGAACGACCAACACGGCAATTCCTATACGCGTCGGGGCGTCGCTTCCGACTTCGGTGGCAAGCTCTTATGACGAACCGAATATATCCTCAAACGGGACAAGGATGTATACGTTTTACGCTACGGGAGGCCCGGCGAGTGGCGGAACCTATATGTACAACTTCCATTCAAAGTTCATCCTTGACCCAGGCTATTCCATTCTCGTAACTGGAGACGCCGACGGGAACGGACGATTGATTTGCACGAATATTGTTTGGGCGGAGGAGGCGGTTTAATGTACGTGAATTTTAACGACAAGGACTACGTTTTCAAAGGCGACGGGGTATCATCCACGGCAACGAAGAACACAACGACGAACATTGATTTTAAAGTGGATCAAGATTTTATTTATGTCAACGGTGCCGAGTTTATACAGGCAAATGCTGTCTTTGGTGATTACGTCGAATGCCAAGTAATCGACATCGACAATGTCCTTGGGATGGGGGCCAACACCGTGCTGACGCAATACTTAGCGAAGTGGTATCTCGACCCATCGACAACGCGGTTTTCTTTGGAGTCGCCTTATGCTGGTAATGTTCCGAATGGTTGCTATATGCGTGTAATTTACCACAGCGTCGGGACATCCAATGACGTCGATATTTCTATAAATTATTTCTTCCATAAAGGTGAAGCGTGAAGATAATAGGAACGAAGAAAATAACAAGCGGGATATTAATAACGGTGACAATCGCACTTGTCATCTGGGACATATTCATGGCAGGGAACCCGACCGAAGGGGACACCATCTCTGAAATTATTTTGAGTTTTTCTTTCAGCAATCCATCAATACCGTTCGCCTTTGGATGTTTAATGGGCCATCTATTCTGGCCTCAGATTGTTAAGGAGGATTAAATGGCATACGATTCCACAACACTTGAAACACAACTGACATCAGTTCAATCAGCTATCACTTCGGCCTTGACCAATCCACGACCAGACTGGCAGGTCGGGCAGGTTCGGATGAGCCACGGGGCTTATCTGAAAATGCTTTTTGAGCAACAGGACAGACTCATCGAACAGCTCAAGGGCATACCAGCCGAAGTTATCAACACGACCAATGACCGGATTGATATGTTCGGGCGGGATGCCACAGAATACCACAACGAGGAACCCTACTAATGGCCAGCCCATTTCTCCCAGGGATGAAAGAGGAAGTCAAACTGCTCATTCAAGAATGGGGTAAAAACACCTCGATAAGACGTTACGTTTCTTCTGTGGTGACGGGTGGGAGATTGTCTGGGAGCTTTGTCGAGCAGGATACAGAGACCATGTGGATACAGCCTGTCGGCGGTTTCTCGGATGTGAAGGATGCCGACCTGGATGCCGAGACCACCCACCTCTGCTTTCAGTATTGGTCAGGGTATCGGATGCAAGCCAAAGATCGGGTTCTTCCAAGCGGTGAGACTTTGGAATATGACGTTATCCGAAGCCACCTAAAAGAGTCGCATCAATTCTCCGAGCTTAAGCAAGGGAAGCGGGGCTAATATGGCGAAAAATGTTGAAGCGGTTGTCATCAATTTAAAAAAGTTTGATCGGACTCGCATCGACAGAGTTGCCAAGGCTGTTCGGATGACGATGGATGTCGTGGCTCGGTATGCGAAGAAAACGCATCCCTACGATGACAAGTCGCAGAACTTAACCAAAAGTATAAGCTCTGGGAAGCTCGAAGTGAACACAAACGATATCACGGGTCTGGTCACAGCCAACACAGAATACGCCGAATATGTGGAGAGGCGGTGGAATGGTCGGTTCGCTTACTTGGGGCCAGCCTTGAAAGCGAATGAATCCTATTTTCACAAACTCGTTAAGAAGGCCTTGCGATGAAAGAGTGCGACGAACTGATATACCAACGGCTGATCGGTGATGCAACTCTCTTAAACTATTTCAACAGCGAGACAGCCCGCATCGGCTACGGCTTCCAGCTCCAGGCTGACAACAACAGCCCACAGCTCCGCTATTACCAGATGGTCGGAATCCCTGGGACGGTGACGGGCGACTGGGCGCAGACTTGGGAATACACTTACGAGTTCGGCATCTGGTCGAACCAGTATGTGGACATCATGAGCCGGATGAAAAGACTTTTTGACGGATACAATTTTTCGACCACAGGATTAACGGAGTTAGGGGCCGTCCGTTCTGTGTTCGATTGGGAAGGGCCGGATGAATATGACGAGGTGAGAGAGGTGTCGAGAAAAGATATTCGCTTTCGCTTCTTTGTCATTCCGAAGGCTCAAGCCCCTATTTAGAGAGGAGGATATAAACCATGTCAGGATATAACCAAAACGCATACGCAAAGCCAAGCCGACTGTTGCTGGGAATTGGCGACTTGTATATTGACGATGTTTTTGTGGGCAACCTCAAAGGCGCAGTCAATTTCGCATACACCAGGAACTATGCCTACCAACGGCCAGGCAACAACACGGCTGATATTAAAGGGGAGGTCACTTCCGAGGAGGTCATTCTTACTGCGGAAGTCTGTGATCTCAAAGTGGAACAATTAAGACGGGCCTTCGGCATTGATGAAGCCATCAAGTCAGAAGCCAAAGCCATCCGCAAACGGGAGATCGTTAAGCTCACCGGAACCGACGCAACGTCCTTAACCGAGTCGATGACCTACGGGACGCTGAAAGTAACCTCGATGGACAGGGAGACTTCTTACACCTCTGGGACAGACTACCGTGTAAGCGGAACGCCTTTCGCCATTGGCCGTGAAGGTGCGGGGTCTATCGGCGACGGCGACTATGTGGCTGTCGAATACGACTTCTCCGATGCGGGAGCCAAAGCGGTTGTGACGGGTGGAGAGACCAAAACCCCAAACACATTCCGGCTCGACTATACGCATTTGGATTCGGCTGGCAAGACTTGGCAGATCACGCTTTACAAGGCCATGACCAACACCGACTTCGCTATGGCCTTCAATGAACGGGAGTCCGGCGATTACACCATGCACAACGTCAGCTTCAAAGCCTTGGTTGATACGACCAAACCGGAAGGGCAGAATCTCTTTGAGATTATCCAAGAGGACGGGGCTTCCTAAACAAGAGAAGCCAAAAAATATAAAAAGGGAGCAGAGCTATTATGCCAACTCCATTGGAATTGCAGGTTAAAGAGCTTGAGAAAGCCGGAGTCCAGATCAAGAAGGGAATCCGAACAATCAAAAGCGACAAGTCGGCTTCGATGTCAGAGAAGGCCCAAGACACATGGCTTCTACGTTGGGCCAAACATTCGGCGCAGAACTATCCGGTCATTTCAAGATCGGATGGGGTTCGCTTTTTAGAGGGAGCCGGAGCAAACATCCCAGCGTTTGTTGTGGGGATTGGCCCCAGCCTTGATGACAATATTTTGACCCTGCGGGAGGCGTTTGGCCGAGCAATCATTATTGCCACAGACGCTTCTCTCCGGCCCCTTCTTGCCAAGGGAATCAAGCCTGACATCGTGATCTCCTTTGACTGCCAGAAAGATCAGCAGACCCTTTGGAGTCATCTCCCTCCCGAAGCCAGGGAGATTCCGATGATTGCCAACTCCTGTACCCATCCTGACACGATTAAGACCTGGCCTGGGCCTCTGATGTTTTTCAATCAATGGCATACCAAGGACGTATTCAGCGAACGTCTTTTGCATTACATCTATCCCCATCTCGGAGACATTCCCTCTATCGGAACCGTCGGGAACATGGGAATAATGCTGGCCTACAAGATGGGATGCAATCCGATCATGACGGCTGGCATGGACTTGTGCTACCAGAAGCGGGGCGACGGCTGGAAGTATAGATGCCAGGATTACATCTACGGGAAGGACGACAGGGATGTCTGGGGCTGGTGGAAGAAAGAGAATAAAACCTTATACGACAACGACGACAGAGTAAAGCGGTCATTTGACAAGAAGATCGGCCAGACGGTTTACCGCCTTGACCCAGAGCTGGACAACTATCAGGAGGGGCTGGCGGGCCTGACCGACGGACTCCGAATCAAGATAATTGACTGCTCGGCTCACGGCTTATTGAAAGAATATTTCAGGAGCATGACGGTCGCCCAGGCGATCAACGAGTTCTGCACGAACGTCTTGAGCTATGGCCGGACGACTCTTTTTCACTTGAGCAAAATCGTCAAGGATGGGAGAAAACAATGGGAGGAAGATTCAAAAAATGGAAGCCGTTATTGAAAAAGATCGGGTGGAGCTGGAGGTTCCGAAGGTGGACAGATTTGATACCGTTCCGAAAAAGACGGCGACGGCCCTCCACATCACGACGACAGACCCAGCAGGGGCGGGCTACAATCTCTGTCAGGCATTACAACGTCATACAGACTGGAAGGCCAGAATTTTCACTTCCCAGCCAAACGTATTCGGACACCCAGAGGACATCGGGACGGTTTACGATTACTATGACGAGCTGGAGCAATTACTACTCGATGCCGACATCCTCCACTTTCACAAGATCACCGAAGATTTTGAAATTCAATTACCGCTAACATCATCGAGGCGACGAGCCTGGAAGATCAAAGATTTTTTAAATACCAAAAACAAAAAGAAATGCGTTTATCACATCCACGGCCATCCTTACGAGAGAGCCAATCCTGTTGAGAACGGCAAGAACTTGGAAGGGCGGGGCGGGAAGATTCTCTGCTCAACGCCGGACTTGGAGGTTCTCTATAAGCCCCATTGTTCGGTTGAATACTTCCCGAACTGCGTACCGCAGGACGATCTTCTTTATGTTCCACGTAGAACAAACAAGATGCTGACCGATTCCAAAGGACTGACCAGATACATCGTGGCGCATACCGTATCCGTCCCAAGCCTTAAGAACGTGGCCCAGATCGAGGAGGCGGTTCGCTATGTGGCCAGGAGCCAGCCTGTCAATTACTTCCCGCTTCAAGACATGACTTTTCAGAAGGTCATGAGGATTAAACGCCATGCCCACGTTATCTTTGACCATATGCAAGGGTACTATGGCCTGGGGAGCTTGGAAGGGTTCGCCCTTGGCAAGCCCGTCATCTGTGGATTGGATGATCAGAACCTCGCCATCATTGACCGCTTCTGGGGAATCGGTGACTCGCATCCCTGGCAGATCGCCAGGACGCTTCCAGAGTTGAAAGACACATTGATGGACTTGGTAGCCAACCCCGAATATGCCAAAGAGATCGGGATGCAGGGTCGCAAATTTTTAGAGGAGGTCTGGAGTGACCGAAACACAGCACGGCGATTGGCCGACATCTATCAGTCCCTCTAAGGACAGCCCTCCGGCGAATAGTGTTGGTATTGTAATACCAATGAGAGATAACTTGAAATTCTTTAAGTTAGCGTTCCACTCCGTCCTGTCTTTCACCGATTATCCGTATATGCTGACCGTTGTGGATAACATGAGTTCCATGTCCACCAGAACATATCTCCGGTCAATCCAGAAGAACCACCCCATCAATGTTCTCCATTACCAGGAGGACTTTAACTTCTCGGCTGAAGTGAACCTCGGCCTGCGGTATCTGATGAGCAATCCCAATATCAAATACGGCCTCATCCTGAACTCTGACACGGTTGTCGAACCTGGCTGGCTCTCGACTCTGGTCAAGATCATCAACTCAAACGACAAGTGGGGCATCCTTGGGCCTGTCACCAACATCGCTATCCCAGCCCAGGAGAAGCCCAAGAACCGAGACCTGTATGTGGCCGACTATGTAAGCGGGTTCTGCATGATGTTCAAAAGAAAAGTCTTTGAGCAGTTGGACGGATTCGATCAGGACTATGCTGGCGGGTGCTATGAGGACAGGGACTTCTGCTATCGGGCGAACAAGGCGGGATGGAGGAGCTTGATCACGGGGTCGGTGTATGTCCATCACTTTTGGAAGGCGACAAGACGAAAAGATATGTTAGCAGATAAGCAGGTTATCGTGAATCGACAAAGGTTTTTTAATAAGTTCCCAGAGCTTAAAACTGACAAGAAGGTGGCGGTCTGATGTTTGATGTCGGCAAGGATTACAGAGAGAAGTCCAAGCATGAGTCTGATATCAAAGGCCACATGGACTATCTCATGAAGAATGCTTACGGCTCGGTCTTGGAGCTGGGAGTGCGGGACGGATACAGCACAACGGCTCTCCTGCTTGGGGTGGAGGGGTCGGACGGCCATCTCTTTTCTGTGGATAAGAACCAGGCCTGTGGCCGTCATTATTCTGGGCATCCCAATTGGACTTTTATAAACGCTTATTCAACCGATGTTGAGGATATTGAGACAAAGGTATTGGAGGCGGGATATCCATTTCAGTTTGATTTGATCTTTTTGGACACGCTTCACAGCTACGAGCAGGTGAGCCTTGAGATCGGAACCTACTTGCCCAAGCTCAATTCGGACGGTCAGATTGTTGTTCATGATGTCACAACTTACAGAGGGGCGGGAGATGCCTGTCGCTATTACGCTGTCAGGGAGAAATTGGATTTTCAAATAATCGAAGGCTGGAACGGCCTTGGAATACTAAAACGGAGGGACAAAAAATGATTGAGTCACCAGAACTCACAAAGCCAACAGAGCAAAAACTAAAGCCAGGTATGTCCATTGAAAAGGAGATCGGGGGGGAGACCCTTAAACTTAAACCAATCCCCTATGGACGATTAAAGGAATTGCTGAAGGTGGTATTCACCGCCATCGACCAATTCTCTCACATGGACAACCAAAGCATTTTTCTCCAGTTCCCGATTATCTTTGAAGAAAATCTGCCCAAGATAATGCCGTTAATGTTCAGCAAAAAAGAACATCCGTTCCTTACGCCGGAATGGGTTGATGATAATATGTCAATCGTGGACATGAGGGAGATCGTCGAGAAGATGATTGTCATTAATGGGCTACAAGATTTTTTAGGACAGAAGGGCCAGGAGCTGACAAAAACAAATCCGGCCCAAGCAAAAAAACAGGAGGAGCCGACGCAGGTTTCTTAAGTGAATATTTTATTTATCACTTGCTCGGCATTAGTTACGGATGGACAACTTCGGAGATCGACTCGCTGACCTGGCCCTTGATATCGGGACTGATCGCACAAATAAAAGAGCTTCCTCCTGTGTCGTTGATACTGAAAGGGATTTTGAAGCCATCCGATTCCAAGCCTCTGTCGCAACAGCTTGGGACTGCCGGAGTGAGGGTCAAGCGTGGCAAGGTCAAAAGGAGAAAGTAAATGGCAACTGATGCGGGAACAGTATTTGTTGAAGTCCAGGCGAAGATCGACAAATTTAAAACCAATCTCAAAGGTGCTGAAAATCGCTTAAAGAAATTTGGCTCAAGAACCAAGAGCTTCATCTCCAACAATAAAACTCTTATTGCCGGAGCGATGGCCGGAGTCGGGGCTGGTGTCGCCAAGGTCATCCACGCCTACGGTGTCCAAGAAGAAGCTATCGCCAAGCTCAATCAATCCTTAAAGAACCAAGGGAATTTTAGTGAGGAGGCATCTAAAGACCTTCAAGATTATGCGTCTTCCCTCCAGAAGGTAACAACGTTTGGAGACGAAACAATCATCGGCGCCCAATCCCTGATCGCTTCCTTTGGTTTTGAAGGGCAGGCTCTTAAAGATTTAACCAAGGCCACTTTAGATTTAGCAACAGCCAAGGGAATGGATCTTAACGCCGCCGCCGACCTTGTTTCAAAATCGGTTGGTTCAACAACGAATGCTTTAACCAGATATGGGATCGAGGTTAATGGAGTTGCTGGATCAACGGAGAGAGCGTCTAGCGCTGTTGAAAATATAAACAAGTTATTCGGAGGACAGGCAGAAACAGTCAGGCAAACAACCCTTGGGCAAGTGCAAGCTCTTGGTAATGCCTTTGGTGATCTTCAAGAAACCATCGGAAGTTTTATAGCTGGAGAGGGAACCTCTCTTGTCACCGTTCTCACATCATGGATTGAAAAGTTAGATACCTCACTCAAGTTAATCAGGGATCAAACGAAAATGTGGGGCGGGTTCGGTGAAACATTAAAACGGGTCGGGCTTGAGGCGGTTAGAAGTATTGCCGAAAGGCTCCTTGATATGTCGAACAGTATGCTGGCCTTCGGCCCCATCTTCAAACTTTTAAAGATCGATATTGACGATGTGAAGGCTTCTCTTAACAGGCAGATTGATAGTTGGCAGGCTACTATAAACAAATCCCAAGAATCCGGAACAGTCGCCAAAAAGACAGAAGAAAAGAAGCGTCAGGAGATCGACAAGACCACAAAGAAAAAGATCGAGTCTGACAATAAGGCCGACCAGGAGCAGGCCCGAATTGCCGATGTTCGAATGAAGCGATGGCAAAAATTAAACGCCGAGCAGATGGAGGCCGAGAGAGAGAAGGCCGAATATTTAAAAGAAACCCAATACGATTACACGGCTTTTGCTATGGACACGGCCAATCAGATGTTCGCCCAGTTTGGCCAAGGTGTAGCCGACATGATCATGGAGAGCCGGAAGTTTGCCGATGTCATCCAGAACATCTGGAAGGATATCGCCAGGGCGGTGATTGCGGAGATCGCCAAGATGATCGCCAAATGGATTGCTTTTCAGGTATTGACGGGAGGAGCTGGCGGTGGATTTAGTGCGGCCAACAGATTCTTTGGCGGGTTTGCGACGGGCGGTATCATAGCCGAGCCGTCTTTGATCACAGGGCTTCGGTCTGGCATCACCCATGTTGCAGGGGAGGCCGGAGAGGAGGCCATTGTTCCCGTTAAGCATTTCTCAAAAGGCAACCGCAACTATGCCATGAACACAGGGCCATTGGTTGAGCAAGCCAGAGGGGAATCCGACGGCGGTTCAATGAATGTCACCGTTAATATATCAGGCCAATTTATCGAGGGCGATCAAAGCAAATGGCAACAGCTCATCAAAGGTCGCATCGTGCCGGAACTCCGGCGGTGGACACAATCAAATCCCAACGGCCCATTTGAAAGAAAGAGAGGTTCCTTAACATGACATACGCTTTTAATGGTTCAGCCTACAACGCAACAGCCTGGAACGGTGTCGCTGTAACCGATCACCCGGCCCCAGAAATTTTTGTTCTTTACAACACCACATCCATTACGCTTGACTGGTCTGGCGATTCGTCGTCTGTCAGCCATCAGTTGCAGGTTTCTCTCTATGAGGATTTTCGGACAACCTTTGTGGACACGACGGTCAGCGTATCCAATTACACTTTCACGGATAACCAGGTTGATGACGCTAAAAGATACTGGCGAGTCAGGGAATATAACGGCTCCATCTATACAAGCCCGTGGTCGGAAGTCGGGCATTACTGGCTGGACACATCGGCCACAGATCAGATCGAACTCGACTACGAACAATGGTCGCTTGTTGATGCCAATGAAACGACGGACAGGTACAACTTCGATATGTTCCCGCTTTATTCGGTCATCCCTGGGAACATTTACAGAGGCAGGACTCGCAACAGGCTTGGAGAATTGCTCTCTGAATACCTGACCACCAAGTCAACAATCAAGCTCCTCTTACAGGGGAATCAATATTTAAGCCACGAACAGCTAAGTGAATTTAGGCGGTATCATGTCGAGGTAAAGACTTTTTATCTCTGCAATTACATCAACGGGGCTTGGCACAAACCGATGCCACATATCTGGAAGGTGCAATTTATAGACGACCCATTGATGTCCATGTTCACAGCCGGAAGGCCGGACTTGCTGACGGGAACGCTTAATTTACAGGAGGTCTAAAATGACTGCTCAATATCCAACAAATGAAACAACTCTATCCGGCTCTGGAAGCCTTCTCGACCCGAAGAACAATACAAAGGTTGAGATCACAGCCGACATCAACGATTCGGTAACGACAATTCCGACGGGCGACACCTCATCCCTGGCTGGCGAAGGGTATCTCACTTTCACAGACGGAACCAACGAGATCATTTACTACACGGGCAAGACTTTGAACTCTTTGACAGGGGTGACGAGGGGGGCTGATAACTCAAACAACACAGCCCACTCCGACGGAGCCGAGTTGGAATATCGTGTCAACGTTGGGAACCGCATTCGGCAGAACGAAGAAATCAAAGCGATATCGGACGACCTTCGGAATGTTATCACCGCCGATTTGGACGACACCGTATCCCCGACCACCACGGCCACCTCCATCGAGGACAGGATGGACATGATCGCCAACCGCCTTAAGACACTCGGCAATACAACCGACTGGAGAACAACGCCCTCTGGGACAATCCCTTATTCGTATTTGAATCTGGCCGACTCCATCGTCAATGCGGATATCAACTCGTCGGCGGGGATTGATTATTCAAAGCTCGACTTGGCAGATTCAATCTTAAACGCCGACATCAACTCGTCAGCCGGAATCGCTTTGAGCAAATTGGAATCTCTCACCTCGGCCAATATCATTGTCGGCTCGGCGGGGAATGTCCCGACGGCTGTGGCTATGTCGGGAGATATTTCGATAGACAATTTGGGGGCAACGGCTATCTCGTCGGATGTTATTGTTGATGCCGATGTCAATTCGTCTGCCGGAATCACGCTTTCAAAGCTGGCCTCTCTGACCGCAGATCGGGCCTTGCAGTCGAGTTCGGGCGGGGTGATCGAGGTTTCTTCTGTTACAGCGACCGAACTCGGCTATCTCTCTGGGGCCACCTCATCCATCCAGACGCAGATATCCGGCAACGATACCGATATCTCAACGCTGAACACCGATGTCAATATGCTGAAGCCCACCGAACAGGGAACGCCGGACAATACGGTTTTGGTCGGTGCGGGGCATTACGTTAAATCGGACAGCTCTGGAACGGTGACTTATGCAGGCGGGAACTCGCCGACATTCTCGGCGGTGTCTGCCAATTCCCGCATCGACCTTCTGACGATTAACGATAGCGGAACCTTGGAGATCACAACAGGAACAGAAGATGCCTCACCGACGGCTCCCTCTTATCCAAGCGGGAAGCAGGTCTTAGCCGAAGTGACCGTCGATGAGACAGGGACGGTGGTCATCAATGATGCCGACATTAAAGATGTTCGGGCATTTATTAACCTCGGAGGCGGTTCTTCGTCTGCTCTTGAGTACCGAGAGAACTACACCGTCGGGACAGCCACGGGGAATTATTCCGGCTCGACCACGGTCTTTGATTTGGTTGGAAGCTACACAGCCAACGGCAAGAACCTTCGGGTGATCTACGAAGGGGTGACGCTGACCCCTGGGGTTGATTACACGGAGACCGATGCCAATACGGTGACATTCAGCTATGCCTTGGGAACTGGGAATCTTGTTTCTTTCTACTGGTCGGTGAATACGGTTTCAACCGATGCCGACACGGTGGACGGGATTGATGCCAGCTCCACGCCAACGGCGAATACGCTTTTGGCCTTGGATTCCAATTCCGAATTCCCTGCGACGGTGGTTCCTGATTATGCGAATTACAAAAAGCCCGTCCTTGTCTTTGTTGACACAGCAAATGTGAATGTCGAAAACAACACAGGGACTGCCAACCAAACGAAGATAATATTCCCAGACGGGGATGTTAGAAGTGTTACCGAGGATGTGACCTCAACCGATCAATACCGCCAATTCAGAATATCGTCAACGGCATCCTTAACAGCCACGCATGATTCCGGTTTGAGGTCTGGCGAATCAGAAGCCAACAACACATGGTATGCCCTTTATGCGGTCAAAACGACAGACGACACATCGAAGTTCGTGATCGTTGGGACGACGACACTTCCAACGCAGGCCAACTTTTCGACGCTGAACGGATATTTCGGAACAAACGGTTGGGTGTATTTGGGGTTGATAAGGAATGGGGATAGTGTTTCATCGAATGATGTTATTTTGGCTTTCAAACAACATAAATCGCATACAACATTCACGAACGTACACAACGGGAACGCTGTTGCAACGCCAGCTTATGGAGGAATTAATCTTGCATCAACTGGGGCAGGGACGACAATCACATGGACATATGGGGCTGGAACTGGTGATTTACAACTGCCAAATAATGTAACCATAATTACAACCGACCATAACGTATCAGCTAGGACGGGGGGATTTCTTCAAATATCGGATTCGACAGGAACGAATCTAATTGAGGAACAAACGGCAAATAACATCGCCTTTTCTTTTAAGGTTACATTTGACGGAACTATTGGAAGGCAACAAGTTTCATCAAATTCAGGCGACAATCATTACATAAACTTAATTGGTTTTTGGGACGATGCCCTATAAGGAGAAAACAAAATGACAACATCAATTCCATACAAACTCATTGACAGCGATCTTTTCAATTACCAACGGTCTTATTTGCAATATGTAGGTGCAACACAGGTGCAAATCAGCCAAAACACAGACACGAACAATAAGTCAAAGGTTATATTCCCTGATGGCGACGTTCGGTCAGTTGAAGAAGATGGCGATGTGACCACGCAGTATAGACGGTTTGACATCACGGCAACCGCATCATTGACGGCAACCCATGATTCAGGGATGCGATCGGGTGAATCGGAAGCGAATAATACTTGGTATGCGATCTACGCCGTAAAGACAACAGACGATGTGACAAAGTTTGTTTTGGTTGGAACCGTTACCCAACCAGTTAACCCAACAAGCATTTCAACATTGAACGGGTACTTTGGAACCAATGGGTGGGTTTATCTTGGAATGATTCGGAATGGCGACGGGTCATCCGTTGCAGGTGATATTCTTAACTTTTACCAATCTCGCAATAAGTTCATTTTTGCAAATACAATGGATTATGCCGCCCTTGGAACAAACGTTGGGACGGGAATGAGGTTGACGGCAGTTGGCTCTGGTGTAGCCAGTAGTCGAACATGGAGTTATGATTCGGCACAGGTTCCGACGCATTTTTATATTGGCGAATTTCTTTTTGTTCGGTCGGCTTCTAATGAACCGACAAGGGTGTATGATGCAAGCGGAACGAGGTATTACTGGACTCTGGACGTTATAGATGGCACAGAAGTCGTGCAAACATTACAAGCCCCATTGAGACAAGGGTTGCAAGTGTCGGTTAATACATCAACGCCTGGATTTGATATCAACCTTTTTTCATGGGAAGATTCGTTACTTGCAAAATAGGGATTAAAATTGGCATCCGCAAACTTTATAACAGAGATGAATCGAAAGCGGGACTCAAGACCGCTTATCAAGTTGGAGTTCATTGACAAGGATTCCAACGTCACCGATATCTCTGCTTATTATTTAAGCGGAGCCAATTTCGAGTTCTCCAAGGAACGTGCCCCTGACGTATTGCAGGCAGGGAACTTTGATGTCGTGGTTCTCAACACCGACAACAAGTTCTCCGAGTTCGATACATCGAGCCTGCTTTATAACGAAGATTATATCCTTGCCAGGATTCGCATCTCGCTTGGCTTTATCCTTCCTGACGGTTCAACGGAATACGAAACCCAGGCCGTCGGCTATATTGACCAGATCACAACCGACCCCAATGAGGCCACGGCCACATTCCGATGCAGAGATATCATGCGGATAATTCTCGATGCCACCTTAAGGCTTCGGCCGTCGTCGGAGGTTCCTGTGTCGGGTTCAAACACGGGGAACGGCCTCATGTCATCCGTTGAGACCCTGCCTTTTGCCACGGTTTCGGAGGACTGGACGCTGACCTGCACAACGGCAGGAGGCGACGGGACGGGAGAGTTCTCTGTTGTGGGTTCTGTCTCCGGCAATATTGGGACAGCGACATCTGGGACGGAGTTTTCTTCGACGACATACGGGATTAAGTTTACGATCTCCGGCGGTTCGATCAACTGGGACTTGGGCGACAGCTTTACCTTCTCAACAATCCAAGCTCCAGAATGGGATGGGGTCAATGCGGTTAAAATTATCTGGTCTGTCTTAACGGGCTATGACTACGACACAAACACCCAAGAGGATTTTGCCGATCAGATGTTATCCTTTGATAACACAAAGTCCTCGGCCAACACCGACATTGACTACGACTCCTTTGTCACGGCGATCACCGCCATTGATTATTACGAAGAGGTCTATCAGCTCAAAGGCTTCTGCCCTTACGACCAGTCGGCCCAGGAGTTCATTGAGGGAATCATCCTTTTGTTTTTGGGTTCCCTTTATACAGGAGCCGACGGACGGATTAAGATTCAGACCTTCGCCCCGACCTTTGGAGGCACGACCTCGGTCTATTCTTTTTCGGACTCGTCTAAAATATCAAGCCTGGGATATTCAAAGACGATTGACGAGGTTATCAATTCCTCTGTTGTTCGGTATAAGAACACAGACAACTGGTCATTCTCCGGCACATCGCAAACCCTCGACGGAGTTGCGACCTTTTCTGACTCGACATCTATCGGCAAATATGGAGAGTTAAACTTTGAAATCTCGACGGACTGGTATGTCGCAAACGGACTTCACATCAAAGCGGTTGGGTCAAGGTTGGTTGACCGCTACGCTGACCCTCCATTGAACGTATCTTTTCAGACGGGGCTTGATGGTATGCTGGTTGATGTTGGCGATTACATTGATGTCACAGATACAAAATATAATTTATCCTCTCTTACAGGAGAGGTCGTTCAGGTCAGCCGGAACTTTGATGCGGAGCCAAAGACAATCGGCTTGCGGTTGAGGCAGGACAACGACACAAATATTCTCTGGGGATTCCTTGGCTCCAATGCCGATGAGGGCGATGGTGAAAGCCCACAGGCATCGAACTGGGATTCCGCAACGGATGACGATAAACGGTTTATCTATCTCTCGCAGACGGGTGGCGGTGGCCCAGCGTATAGGATGTTCTAATGGCTTATACAGACATGACAACAACCTTCGAATCGGGAAGGCTTTTCATCTGGCAGGACTTTAAAACGCTGGCCGATAATGACGCATACAAACATCTGGACTCTGGAACGGTCATGCTTTTCACTCAAGCCACAGCCCCGACGGGATGGACGAAGCAGACGGGCTTCTCGAATCAGGCCTTGAGAGTTGTGGATGGAAGCGGTGGAGCTACGGGTGGCGGTTCGGCTGTTCCAGGCGGTACGATCTCTTTGGGCCATACCCATACATATTCCACGACCCACGCCCACGCCTTAAGCTCCCACATTCACGACATGACAACCGAACAATCGGGAACCCCATTAACGCCACCGACAGGAGCTTATTCGGTGACAACGGATTCCGACAACCAACTTGTCTATGAAGAAACCTCCGGCTCAACAACTGTCAGACGGCTTTTCGATTACACCCAGGCAGGGTCGGGGAATCACAGCTCGGACAATGCCGGAACTATCTCCAATGCGATCTCGGACATCACTTTTAAATATCTCGATTCGATAATAGCGGTGAAGGACTAATGGCTTATCTTGATCTGACAGGAACCTTCGATTACAAAGACCTGCTTCCCTGGACGAAGCTGGCACAGTTGGCCGAGAACGATGCCTACGATGTTTTTAGATCGGGAACGGTTCACATCTTTTATCAGGCATCAGCCCCAACGGGATACACCAAGATCACAGGGTCAGACGATCACGCCATCCGCATAGTCAGCTCATCGGGCGGTTCGACGGGCGGTTCAGCCAATCTTTCTGGGACGGTCAGCTTGGCTCATACCCATACCATCGACAGCCATGACCACTCGGAAGGGGCTCATGGTCACTCTTTAAATTCAACAAACGCATCGAGCAAAGCCATTATTGATTATGGCTTTGTTTCATCAAACTTTCTTTTCACAAAGACAGGAACGATTGGCGGTTCGGCGTTTATTAATTACGCAACCAGAAACATGGATGACAACACAGCAACTGTCACCGGAGCCAGTACAGGCGGAACAACGGCTTCCGCTTTAACAAATATTCAATTCGCCTATGCCGATGTGATCTTGGCGAGTAAGGACGCATAAATGGCTTATACCGATATGACATCAGGATATTTTTCTTATAAGGCTCTCCTGCCTTATCAGTATTTAAATCTCCTGGCTGACAATGACGCTTTCGATCATTTGGCAAGCGGAACGAAAATGGTGTTCCCACAAAGCTCGGCCCCGATTGGATGGATTCGGAACGAGGATGTAAACGATGCCTTCCTTCGGGTCGTGGATTCCTGGGTCGGCTCCGGCGGGACGGATGCGGTGTCAACGGGCTTGACCGTAGCTCATACCCATACCACATCGGCCCACAGCCACACGGGATTAACGCATACTCACGACATGGATTATGAAACCGGAACGGCTGGCATAGGAACAAACATTGTGATCACAGACGGAACGCAGAACGATAGACTTTTCTCGGCGGGAGCTGGCGGTAATAATCTTGCCCAGATTTACAGCCGAACGGTTGGAGCAACGCCGTCAATCGGCAACGCATCACCTGACACCGATGAACAACTATCTGATACAATTTTCAAATATTACGATGCGATCTACTGCACAAAAGGATAACGATGGACAAAGAACGGGAATACATGACATGCCCCTTGAACAATAAAATCTGCTCAAACGGGGTCAACGATTCTGCCCCTAAACATCCCATCACCAAACAGAAATTGAAGTGCCGATGGTGGAGACATCTGGCTGGCAAAGATCCGCAATCAGATCAGAGCTTTGACATGGGCGACTGTTCGATACCCTGGGGACCAGTAACCGCAATTGAGAACGCCCAGATGACAAGACAGACAGGGGCTTCGATGGATAAGGTCGCAAACCAAGCCAACGAGCTTAAGACCGCCTTCGGCAACGTCAGTGTTGGAATCCAAAACCTTGCCAGGGCGATGATGAAAATTTCAAGCAACCAAAAAGTTTTAATAGAGCAAAATCTGAACAAAGACATTCACCTTCCGACCAATGGTCATGTTGAGGTCGAGGAAGATGATTCCCATGATTCCTAATGCTGAAAACAATATGGTCAAAGGTCATGGCCCTCGTTTATATGTGGAAGCGTAGGCTGACAGATCGCCCAGGATGGGAGGTCGAGAAGACCACTAAGCCTGGGCGGGATAACCCACAACTCGTCCTGAAACGAAAATGGTTCTCCGCAAAGACCACAATCGGTCGGCTGTATATCGACGGACACCCAAACGCCTACATCCTGGAAGACACCGTCCGTGACCCGAACAACGATGGGATCATGCAACCAGAGGAGAAGATCCCAGGGGAGACCGCCATTCCGGAAGGGACATACGAGGTCATCATTTCATTCTCCGGCAAATTTCAGAGGAACATGCCCCTGCTCCTAAACGTACCCCATTACAGTGGAATCAGAATTCATAATGGCGTCGACCACACCCACACGGCTGGATGCCTCATCACCGGTCTCGATAAGAACCTGGAGGCCAGTCCCTGGCATGTAACGTATGGGCGAAAAGCATACGCTGACCTGCTAGAGCTTCTTAAAATAATGTGTGCACATGAAAAAGTCTACATCAAAATCATTAATGAAAGAACAAAAAGATCATCAGATAAATCTATATCTTGACCAGAAAAAAGACATAGATAGTATCCGAAAAGATGTTGAGAGTCTTATGAGAACGGACTTAAATCTTTCTCATAAACAGGATCTTATGTCGCAAAAACTTGATACTCTCACCGAGAGAATCAACGAAGGCGTATCAAAGACAGCCTGGAACACGCATAAAGACGTTGGCGAAATAAAAAAAATGATGATCGAGATGGCCGGTGCGAACGCTCTGCGAGATGAAAAGATTGAATCGAATCAGCGAGAAGTCGGCAGGTTAAAGCAGGGAGCCTACTGGGTGGCGTTCATCGGCGTATGCGGTGGCCTTGTTGGTTTAATTGTTCAGGTGTTGAGAAATTTGCCGGGATAGGATTATGGATGGCACAGAACACAAGTTTTATGGAATGGTTGGAACAGACAAGGAGGATAAGTAAAACCGTTGACCAGATTTGTATGTCAACGATTGACTCGATCATTCATGGGTTACACATTCTCGATAAAAGTTTTATTCACGCAAATAAGAATTTTTTTGACCGCTTCTGCACTTATTACCACAAGCCCAATCCCGTCAAGCTCATTGGACGAATACGCAAATCTGCCCGTCCTCGTTGCTACTCATGCCGTACAGACGGGTCTTTCAAAAATCTCCACACAAAATACGTCCAAGAGTCCATTGACCGATGTTGGCAGGGATTGGACATGGTGCAGATACAATGGTTCGAAATCATTGACTTCATGTTTGAACGCCCACAACTTGTTAATCCTAACGCCATTGACGAGTATATTGCCAATCGTATTACCGATGTCTGCCGTAACAACAAAAAACTCAACCCACTCAAGAATGGGACGGCTAAGCGGTTTGGGAAGATGTGGCGAGGGTCGGATGGTAAGTGGAGAAAAGAAAGGCGACGGAGGTTTTAATGGACGCAACTAATATGACTCTTGACGAGATAAAGGCCCATCTGCGGAGGGACTATGGATTTTTTGAATGTCCGAAAAAAGAGGATAGGCTGGATATTCCACAAGACAAGTTCGAGCTTATTGATTGGACTCTCGAAGAAAAGCAACGCAACTGTGCGCTTCCATCTAAAATGTGGAACCGACGGCATGACGACCATATCTGGCCTATGTGTAAAAACTGGAGAGGAGATGACGCTTATGGATTCCGAGCCGGAGAAGTATTCCCAGAACAAGGGGATGAACACCCCAAGTTCCTGCCAGGGTTGCCCAAACTTGTGGAGGGCCGAGGGATTGCGAGATGGATGGCCAGCGCAGATGCCTCTGTGGTTGAAG